CGTAGTAAGTGTTGCCTGCGGCTTGACTAGAACCAAACGAAATAGTCTTCTTGGCGCTCTGTACAATGTGTACCATGTTGGTTGGAACCACACGGCGCCAGCTGAGTGCAGTGAACATAGCACCGACCACTAGCAACACTGCAAGAGCAATAGCAGCAATAATAATCATTTAAACACCTCTTGTTAAATTGAACTTAATTTACGATTTGCACGTCAAATAGGTATATTTGATGTGTCGTGTGCATTTTACAGGTCATTTATGAGATTGTCAATCGTAAAATTGAATAAATAAGAGATATGCCTGTCACGGTACTGCAAATACCCACAGGCTCTAGTGCTATTACGGAGCAACCAGCATGTGTATTTATCGTTTAAAATATCCACACAAATTTTACGTCTACGCATACCTTCGAACAAAAGATCTTACTCCATATTATATCGGAAAAGGATACGGAAAACGAGCATGGTCATCTGATCATCATGTTTCAGTTCCTAAAGATCTTGCTTTGATAGTTATCGTGGAACAAGGGCTTACTGAATTTGGCGCGTTTGCGTTAGAGCGTAGAATGATAAGATGGTATGGCCGACTTGATAAAAATACCGGTATTTTGGAAAATAAAACCGATGGCGGATATGGATCAATCGGAGCAATACAGACCAAAGAACACAAGGAAAAATGCGGAGCAGCATCCAAACTGCGACAAAAGAAAAGATTAGAAAACGGAACACATAATTTCTTAAATAAAAATTTTTATTTAAGAAGAGAAATAAAAAAGAAAGAGGGCGGATATGTGTCTAACCTGACTTCTGAGTTTAATAAAACACTAACTGCTAAACGGATTGCAAATGGCACACACAATTTTCAAGGTGATAACAATCCCTCTAGAAAAAAGGTGAAAATGGGGACACATCATTTCCTGGAAGAAAAGACGTGTCCCCATTGCAACAAATCAGGCAAAGGTCCAATGATGAATCGTTGGCACTTTGATAATTGTAAAGTTATTAATTCTTCAGGCTGTAGTAAAATTCTCGCTGATCAGAATTAAGGTTGTCTACATTATATGATGCAAATTCGTGTAGAATAATAGGCTTCAAGGTAGCCTGGGCTGCAGAATCCGATGTCTTGTATTGAATCATAAGTTCGTCAAGACGCCTTTGCATACCATCATTGTATTGAACGCTTTCCTTGAACACCTTTGCATCCACTGCTGTATAGCGTGGTGCGAAATACTCGTACATCTTGTAGCTGCCAAAGCTAAGACCGACAACAGCGGCAACGCCGAGGCAAAGGGTAAGTACGACTGCAAAAAAATCTTTCATTTGTCATTATTCCTTTTCATAAACAACCATGGCAGCAAAATTTCGATCCCAAGGCCATGAATGCTTGAGATTATAGTAACTTTCGTCTACATTAGGATAAGGCAATTCTTTTTCGCCTTTGTCTTCTTGGATCACTTTTAGATTATGGTCACCAATCCTGTCAATGTCTTGATTGATATAATGACTGAATTCGTCGACTTGATTAATAGCAGACACGCTATAGGCCATTATCAACACAAAGATTGACACCAATGTAGCAAATATGTATTTCATTGTTTATTCCTTGATCAAAGGAAAGGTCGAAACGATAATACGCGGTTCGATATACGTGGGCGAAATATTGTCCTTACCAGGAACCTTACAAGCAACCCAAGTGCCGTCTGCACTAGCAGGACTATACAGTCCGTTGGGATCAGCTTGATTTGGACTAGTATACTGAGTGGCGTAAGGCAGACCGTAGCCCACTGAATCACAGAGCTTGGTAAGCTGGTTGTTCATGCCTACAAGATAGGTATAGGTTCGCACATTCTTGTCGCGCAGTTCCAGTATATCCTTCATCATGCGCTTTTCAGCAAAGTTAGTGATAGCTGGCATGCCAAGTTCCTTGGCTGCCTGCTTGAGCATAACTTCCTGCTGCTGATACTGGATCTGATCACTGGTACGATAGTCCTGGCCGTCACAGCCAGCCAGTGCCACAGTGCAGGCCAATGCAGCTACGAGTGCAACACGCTTCATTGCGTCAACTCCTTAGTTATTTTCAAGGGGGAAAGTGGAAACCGTCACGCGGTCTTCGATGTAGACCGGGCTAACCTTGTCGCTGTTCGGAACCTTGCAAAGCACCCAAGTGCCTTCTGCGTTAGCAGGACTGTACAGGCCGTTGGGATCAGCCTGCGGAAGAATAGCATATCCGCCCTGATAGTGATCAGCGATCTTCTGTGGGCTAGTATACTGAGTAGCATAAGGAATGCCATAGCCGATGCTGTCGCAACGCTTGTGCAAGTGACCGTTAAGGTCGGTGATATAGGAATAAGTGCGCAGGTTAGCAGTATCGCGCAGTTCCAGGATGTCCTTGTAGACACGCTTTTCTTGGAAGTTTGTGATTGCTGGCATGCCCACAGCCTGCACAGCCTGCTTGTTCAACTGTTCCTGATTGTGATTCTGAATGTCGTCGGAACTGGGCGTAACATCACAACCTGCAAGAGCAAAAGTAGCAGCAGTGAGTGCGGTAAGAGCAATAATTTTACGCATGTGTAACTCCTTGTGTGTGTTTGTATGTCGCTATTGTAGAGTAGAATACTGATCAAGTCAAGAGGTATTTTTACCAGCCACTATTACGGGCACGGTTTATTTCTTCCTGCGTAAACTGGCCGCCCATTCGATCTTCCCAGTCTGCTTCAACAGGCTTTTTCTCAAGACGTTCGATAGCAGCTACAAGATTATCGCGGGCCTTATTGACTTCTGTTTCGAGAGTTCGTTGACGAGATTCCATCTTGTAGATGCGATCATCTTCACACCACTGCATCTCACCATCGAGCTGCCAAAAGGATGCCAGCTTGTTTTCAAAAAGCTGCATCGCAGATCTAATTTCATGATTCATGTTATTCTCCGTGATATTGCCAAAGTACACCGTTACATTTAGCATGTACTGCGCCTATGGTCAAGCCTGTTTTATGATCGTGGTGCAAATGAATAGGATGCCTTAAGAAACCCTGTGGAAACAAAGTTAGATCCAACTTCATTTTTTGAACAAAATCTGCGGGTTCCTTTAGCAGGTGTGCGTTACAATGGCAACACTTCCACTCTTGCCACTTACAATAGAATTCTCTAACTTCTCGCCGTTGCTTAGGAGTTAGTTCATCATAGTTAACTGGTAGTTTCATTAGCTGAGATGCATGAAAGTCATTAACTTCCAGTCTTCCTCGAGGTAATGATCAAATTCTGTAAAATATTCAGAAAACTTACGAGTATAATCGCGCTTGTAATCATATAGCTTATCAAGGCTCACTTCAACAAACGTGTCCTTGAAATCATTATATCGCAGGTCGCCCGAATCAAATAGAATCTTGCCAAAGACCATGTAGCTGCCGCCCATGCCATCCATGATTAAACCAAAATCTTCAGGCAGTGTGCCATCTTCAAACAGAGAGTATCGATCCTCTTCATCGTAAAGGACGTTGCTCAGCTCGTCGTCATAGTTCTTAACATGAACGCCGTAGACGGTGTAATATCTTGTTGAGATTCCCAATTTATATTCCTCACTAAAATTATTTGTTAGAACTACAATAACATGTTTTGCCGTGAGAGTCAACTAGAAGATAAATAAACATGAGTCGCGGAACGCCAATTCCCACTCACTCTAACAGTTGTAAAGGAACTATCAGCTATGTCTATTTATTTCACATACCATCTATATCACATACCAACTGGCAAAAACTACTACGGAGTTAGGTATGCAGACGGATGCAACCCGTCAACTCTGTGGACAACATATTTTTCATCTTCTAAAGTAATACTCACCCTTATAGAAGAATATGGCAAAGATTCATTTATTCCCACTGTAAGAAAAACATTTTTGCTTAAAGAAGCAGCTATTCAGTGGGAAACAAAATTTTTACAGAAAATTGATGCCGCTAATAATCCTCTATGGTTGAATCAATCAAACGGTGATAAAAACTTTCGCGGAGCAATAATCTGCTCAGAGGAAACACGCCGCAAAATGCGTAAAGCCAAAATTGGAAAAACACATACCGAAGAAACCAAACAAAAAATGCGTCAATCACGTAAAAATCGTCCACCTATTACCAAAGAGACTCGACAAAAAATGTGCATTGCTAATAAAGGACGAGGTCTAGGTCGTACATTAAGTCCCGAAACTCGACAAAAAATAGCGGATTCAAGAAAGGGTAAACCTCGTCCTCCTATGAGTGAGGAGCAAAAACAAAAAATATGCGAGTCTCTTCGTAAAAGAGGCTATACACATTCTAAAGAAGTAAGACAGAAAATAAGCAATTCCAAAAAAGGTAAACCTAGAAAACAGGTGCAACCTACTTCAACTGGATAAACCCATTATACAAACTCTCCATTATTCGTCCTCTTCGATTTTATCTGCAAGATCGGCAATGTTGTCTGCAATAGTTAGAAGCGTCTCTGCATACTTGGCATCTACGTAAGGCATGAGCTGATAAATCTGATCAGATGCCTTTGCAAGCTGCATAATCTGTTGATACTTTTCCATATGTCACCTAATAAAAACTGAATGGCCAGACGAGGCCAAAGTTGCATGTTCGTTGTATTCTACCTTGTAGACGCTGCGATAATCGTACTTGTATTCGCCGCCTTCATAAAACACTTTAGCATCGCTAGGCAATTCGTCAAGCAATTCTTTGAGTTCTTTAACCGTCACTTTTTTACTTTCATATCACAACGTTCCC